GCAAGCGTCTAATTGGAGAAAGAAAACTGATGATAAGCATACTTCTTCCAACTAGAAAACGACCCATGGAATTGCGAAGGATGGTTGAGTCGGTCCGTAAAACAGCGACTAATCCAGTGGAGATAGTTGTTTATATAGACGAGGATGATTTGGGTAGCATAGACTCTGCAAAATCCCTTGGTTTACTTTACAAAGTAGGATCTCGCATCCGCAATATTACGCAGGCATGGAACGAACTTCTTCCACTGGCGACTGGTGAAATTTATCAGCAAGGAAATGATGATATAGTGTTTGTTACTCCGGGTTGGGATGTTGCAGTAGAAAAGGCATTTGAGGAAGTTGACGACAAGATTATCCTTGTTCATTTGAACGATGTTTTCGGACATGGAGGCATGTTTGGTCCCCATAGCTTCGTGCACAAAACCTGGACGGATTGCTTGGGTTATTTTATTCCTCCCTACTATTGTTCAGATTTTGGCGATGCCCACATTTGTGAACTTGCCGACATGCTGGGCCGTCGCCGATTCCTTCCCTTTGACATCGAGCACCATCACTTTTCCATGCTTGGCTTCGAGCCTGACGAAAACACCCGTGAGCGCCTGCAACGCCACGTCGAGGACAATCCCGACGCGATTTACTACAGCCGCGAGAAAGTAAACGAGCGGCAGGAAGATGCTGGCAAGTTAGCGCGGTTGATGACTAGCAAGGTGGACAATTCCAAGTGGGTGCCATCGCGGGCGGGGGTCAGAAGCCGTGGCAAATGTCCGAAGTGTGAGAGCCTTTCCACCGTAAGGGTAAAGGGAATCATTGCTTGTAACGGCTGTGGGGCAACGTGGGAACCACCGCAATGAAGTTAGATATCTTAATTTTGACTATGCCCACGCGGGTTGTATTTCTGAATCGTCTGCTGGCGTGTCTGAATCCTCAATGTGAAGGCCGATCAGACGTGGGGATTCTGATTCGTGTGTGTGATCCATCCTATACGCTCGGAGAAAACAGAGACATGCTGCGCCGTTCATCGAAAGCTGAATACAGCGTGTATTGTGATGATGATGACCTGCCAAGCACCGACTACATTTCCACGATCCTGCCGCTGCTCAATGGAGTCGATTACATCGGCTATCAGGTTCAATGCTACGTCGATGGAGTAGCCCTAAGCAGAACGTACCACTCACTCAAATATTCCGGCTGGTCGGAAGATGACAAGGCATTTTACCGAGATATTTCACACATAAATCCCATGCGCCGGGAATTGGCCCTATTGGAGACTTTCGAGGGCGGTCACGGGGAAGATCAGCGATGGGCCGACAGGATGCGAAAACGCGGTGTTCTGAAAACGGAACATTTTATCGACCGCGTGATGTACTCTTATTTTTTCCGCACACGCAAGAACGCTGGAGCGGCCTGCCCGAAATGCACCAGTTCTTCCACGGTGATCGTTGAAAATGGAACATTTTGTAATTCCTGTGGCATCCTCTTTGATGAAGTCAGCGTTCCTCGGAAGTCGTGTCTTTGGGCGTAAGCAGGGGAAACTCTTCGCCATCAGTTGAAAAAAAATCGCAGACGTAATTGAACTCGACGGGTTCATCGTTGGCAGGCCGGAAGATTTCGCACGTGGCATGGTTGTCGATGTTACGCAGGAAGAAGTGGATACAGGATTCGCACAACTCTTCGCCTTCGCTCTTACGATAGTTTACTTCTTCCGCATTCAGTTTGAATGGCCTATCGGCTATGATGCGGTCGTATAAGTCTTTGCTGACGGTCACTGTATCTCCTGCGCTGGAGTTTCCACATCCGAAGGCCGCATACGCGCTTTGGCTTCCAAGGCTGCTACTTCTTCCTCGCTCAATTCCTTGACGGGCACGGCAGGCAATCCAAACTTCTGTCCGCAGCCGCCGCAGTATTCATCATTTGGTTCAGCCGATTTACCGCAGCGGCACATCTTTCCAGATATGAGACGTACTCCATCTGCCCGACAAAAGGTATCTCCAGCTCGGGGAGGCTTATCGCAGTTGGGGCAAACGAGATTCCCGATTCCAGCGGAGCGCTGTGGGACTGGAACTGATTTTTTCATCAAGTCTTGCGACCAAGTGTGACAAAGACATCTGCATTGACGATCTGAGCACGCGGTATGCTGTCCTGACATGCAAAATTCCGCAAGCCCTGGCATTATTCCATCTCCTGAGCTTTCTTGCGACCTACCCAGCGAACCCGTGCGGCGAAGCGAGCCTTTTTCCTGTTCGCAGCGGATTTCTTTGGACTCGACACGCGCCCGCCAGCCGCACCACGGCAACTCAGGCAGGGAAAAGGTTTATTGTGTACGGCGCAAATTCCATTGGTGACTGTGCTTCTCATGGTGCCCAACGTACACCAAAACGATTCTTGTTGCAATGCCTAACTTGTGGGTATATATTCCCCTCGATGCCTCAGTTGCCTACGTGCGGAAACTTCCTAGCGGGAACCTGCGAAAAGTCAGATGTATACGTCTCGAAGGAAACTGATTCAGCATTTGTGATTTACTGCCGTACTTGTAAATCAGCGAATATCTGGCCCAAAGAAAAGGACGAAGCCAAGGGCCGCTATGAGGCATTTTTGAAGTTTCAAGGAGCACGACAAGCGCAGCACGTTTATGAGTCAAGCCGACCAGCGTTCTCGCTTCCGACCAGTGGAGATGAATAAATGCCGTTAACCGCAGAGCAAAAAGCCGCAGCCAAAGCCACAAAATCCGCATACATGAAAAAGTGGTGGGCGGATCGCAAGGCAGGAAAAACAAGCGAACTTCCGCAAGATGCCGCGATTAAGGAAGCAATGGCAAAAACTCCGATGAATGCAGTTATCCCAGCAACAGCCAAAGTACCAATCCAGATGTCCCAGCCAGTGTTAGTTACCAGCGAAGCAATCGCTCCAGCCCGAGTCATCGTGCAAGTCGATTGGCAGCATCTCCCCATGCTCGAAGCGCAGCAATTTTATGCCTGCCTGAAAACGGAGTTTGAAACCGCTGGCCGCATCCTCAATGCGCGTTCGATGGAAAGAACTTCCGGGTACGATTGCTTCATGTGTCACAAGCATTTCAACGGGCAACCTGGATTTACCGACCATTCCTATACCGATCCCGCAACGGGACTTTCACCGCGAGTCGATTGCTGCGGGGAACTCTGCGTCATCAATTACAATGCCATGCGAATCAATCAACGGCATCAGCGCGACACGGCGCGGGCACAGCAAGAACGCGGAGAGTAAATGACGGATTGGCTTAACCGTTCGAGAACCCTCCTAACTCGTCTCCCCATAAGACATATTTCAACTTTACGCATGAGTCCTTTTCATTTCAATCCCAATCAGTCTTTTCGCTGGAGGCAGATTGAGGAACAATGGAAGAAAGAACACAAGATTCGCATTATCGACCTGAAAAGCCGCCGCGTAGGAGTTTCAGCGCAGACCGATGCCATGATGTTTTGCTTTGCTCTGGCCTTCCCGAACATGAACACAAAGATTGTGGCTCACCTTGCCGGATCAGCCGAGGAGCTGTTTCGCGTGCCTTCCGACCTAGCAAGAGCCTTCCCTGAATTTCCTCTGGAAGATATTCAACAGAAGCGGTTGCGGTTCGCCCATCCAGAGGGAGATAGTCAAATGACAATGGCGACTGCTGGAACTCCTTCCGCTGGCCGTGGTGGAACTTTGTCGGCACTACACCTTTCCGAAGCGGCCTTCTATCCGTCTGACGAATCCTTTACCGCCATGATTTCCTCGGTGTCCAAAGGACCGGGAAGTATTATTGTCATCGAATCGACAGCCAATGGGCGCGAAGGGCCGGGAGAAGCGTTCTCCGAGTATTGGGATAATGCCGTGGCAGGACGAAACGGTTACGTTCCCGTATTTCTTGGCTGGTTGAACGATCCGCAATGCCGCAGGCCAGAAGAGGAAGCGGAAGATGCTCCGAAGGACGATCTTGAAAAAGAATTGATGGGACCGCCCTTCAACGCCACGCGAGAACAGATCGCATGGATGCGGAGAACCAAGGCGGACGATTGCCGCGATCAGGAAACGAAGTGGCTGCAAGACTTTCCGCATACTCCGGAGGTAGCTTTTCAGGTATCGGGTTTTCCTGCTTTCCCGCGTGATGAACTGGCTTACGCGGAAGGGACAGTTAAACCACCTCTTTGTCGTGGCCGATTTATTCGCGTAAATGGCGGGCCAGCATTCAAGTTTGTGGAGGATGACAATGGACCGGTGTTTCTATGGAAACGACCATTTAACGAAAAACTGCGACCAGACGGCCTGCACTACTATATCGGCGCAGACGCGGCCTTGGGTACTGATGAAGGTGACTTTTGTGCTTACGCTTGCCTGTGCGGTGAAACTGGAGAACTCGCTTGCCGCTTCGCTGAACGAATTGCCCCAGAAGTCTTAGCCGATCAATTGGATATGTGCGGTCGCTGGTACAACAATGCAATGGTGAACCCAGAACTTACTGGAAACCTTGGCCGCTGGGCGCTGGTAAAACTCAGGGATCATTTCCGCTACCCAAACATTTACAGGTGGAAAGGGCGTGATGACAAGAAGCGCGGAAAGATGGGGAGTTTCGCTCTTGGATTCGAGATGAACCAGGCTACCCGCCGGCTGATCGTGGACGCGGCCCGCAGCGGAATCCGCATGGGCCTGAAACTTCAGCCGGGAGCGTTGCAGATCAATGACCGGGCGCTGATGAGTCAGATTTCCCTAATGACAGTCCGTGAATGGAGATGGGAGGTGGTGCGTGGCCACGATGATATTGCCGTTGCTTGGATGATTGCAGCTTTAACTAGAGAGCAGTATCCGCCTCCACGTATGAAATACGCTCCCAAAAGCACTCTTGATCCACAAAATCCACGGGAAATGCTTTCTGGAATTCCAATAAAGGAAGAAATCGGGCCGATGATACAGAAAGAAATGCTCCAATTTATGAGAATAGCCAAAACTAAGAAGCGTGACCGTCTTATTGGGGTGTAGAGTGAATCCGATTTCAAGAGAAGAAAAGTTTTGGAGTAAGGTAGATAAGAACAGCAATCCGTTAGGATGTTGGGAATGGACGGGTTATATTGAACCAGAGGGATATGGTCAAACATTTTGGAAGGATAGACTGCAAAGAGTCCATCGCATTGCGTGGTTCCTTACTCGCGGATCAATACCGAAAGGGAAGTGTTTGGATCATTTGTGCCGTAACAAGAAATGTGTGAATCCAGATCATCTCGAAGTGGTTACCCTGAAAGAAAATACGTTGAGAGGTTTCGGTTTAACTGCACAACTGGCAAGGCAAACTCATTGCAAGAGGGGGCATCCTCTGTCTGGTGAAAACCTCTACGAAAAAATAATTGGCGATAGAATTGAGAGAAATTGTCGGGCTTGCAAGAAAATGTACTTTGCTCAATGGAGAGCCAAAAACCCGGACTATTGGAAAGAATATGAGCGCATATAATCGAGATGGATTGAGTCTGGAAGCGTACCTCGTTCGAATTCTTGCTGCGTTATGCAGGCAGGCAGGTGGAGAAATTCGCATCAAAGGGGAACTGATTGACGTAATTAGCGAACCAACTACGCTCCTAAAGGACTGGGATAGCTCCAAGCAGGAGCTTGTTCTGCGTACCCACATGGGCCAGTTTGGAGAAGTTTTCCGAGTTGTTCCCGAGAAACAGCCAACCAAGGAAGTGATTGCAGCCGACCCAATTAAGAAACTGCCGATTGAGGAAGCGCCACTTTTTAAGCCATCCGGTTCATCGTTGGATGATGCGAAACTAGCTGATCTAGAAAAGACTTTGAGTAAACGCCGTATTGCGCGTATGATGCGGGAAGAGTTAGCTGCGAATCGGCGTCAACCGGAGGCATGAGGTGGAAAACTCGACCATCATCATCACATACCACAAGGACACGCTTGAAATGGATGTGGACGCCCCGGAATTGGCCTTGGACATCGTGATTTCCTTCCTGCAACGCGCTCTCCGGCAATGTGAAAACTCTGAGAAAATTGTCGTGGCACAACAGGTGAACGCAGCAATTCGCGGAGACGCGATGAATCAGATGCGTACCAAGGAAGTGCTTTCAAGGATCAAACTCCAGTGAGCGAAGAACGAGCGCGAGACATTTACGAGGAAATTTGGGCCAAGTTCGCCGTTGACCGCAAAGAGAATCGCGCTTTCGCCTATGCCGCCTTGCAACGTTCGCTTGCCGAACATGCCGCAGACCTCGTTCCGGCCTACATGACTGCCAAGGAACACATGAGCATGGTTGCGGATGTGGAACAGTGGACCAAGCAGGACAAGCAATCTGAGACTGGCGATCCACTGGAATCAATGAGTGGCTGGCTTCGCGGGGACATTGAATTGAGCCGAATCCCCCTTGAAGTAGCGACGAGGAAGAATTGAGTATTACCTACGTCCAAGCGCCCTACCTAATAGATTCCGAGAAGAAAACCGTCTCATTCCCCGGCGACAAGAAAATATCCAAGCAACTAGACGAATTGCAGCGGATGAGTAAGACAGAACGGGAGCAGAAGCAAGGCCCCAACCACGTCGAGGAAATGATCGGGTATCACAACCTAAACTACTATCCTTCGACGGCCACTCCTTCATTTCGTCCTCGCGTCATCCTCCCTGAAGCGCAATTTCTGATGATGTGTGAAGCGACGGATTTAACTAACGACACTCCAAAGACCTACATTTCCGTGAATGGCAAGTCCGACGAGCAGCGGGAAAAAGCCTTCAATGCGGCGTGGCGTTTGGGAATGTTCAACAACCGAATCTTCGATGCCGTGCTCTGGAGCCAGTATTGCAATCCCTCATGGCTGCAAATGGGCTACAACCCTGACGCTCGTAGCGGCAAGGGCATGGTATGGCTGAACGCGGTTGACCCTTCTACAGTGTTTCCCGATCCGCACGCCAAGAATGACCGTGACTGGGCCTACGTGGTCAGCGAACGGTATTTCTACGTGGACGAAATACGCAGAATGTTTCCCGAGAAAGGCAAGTACGTCAAGATCGGCGGCGGGTATGACGACTACGAAGAGAACGAGATGGAGGGAAGCCGATTCGATCTCTCGATGGAGTTGCCGCCGGGACCGCTTCGAGTGGACGCTCCTGAAGGCTTTGAGCATCAGCGCAATGGTCCTCGCGTTCGTATTCGGTATGCTTGGATTAAGGATTACGCCAAGGAACGCATCGAAGAAATTGCCGGAATCAAGGCGGGTGAGGGATTTGAACTTGCGGTAGTCCCAAAAACGAAGTGGAGGTTCCCGAATGGACGTTTCATTGTTGAATGCAATGGCATTACATTGGCCGATGGTCCAAACTTCATTCCTCGTTTGCCTGAAGATGATTTTGGGACTTTTCCTTTTGTCGGTGTCTGGAGTATGCCTCATCTGGACAGTCTTTACGGACCACCGCCCATCCGGTACGTCAAATCCCCGCAAGACATAGCCGAACGGATGTACACGCAACTCATCGAAAACATGATTCGCACGAACAACGTGCAATGCTGGATACCGAAAGACTCGAACATCGACATTGATGCCTATGGCGGGCTGCCTGGAGAAGTGCAAGTGTACGATGGAGATAAGCCGCCGACCATGAGCAGCCCTCCGCAGATTCCGCAGCACATGACGCAGATACCGGAACTGCTGCTGCAAAAAGTGGCGCGGTATTCAGGAACCACGCCGGAACGTCAAGGACAGGCCGGCAGCGGAAACATTTCCCCGGAATTGTTTGATGCGGCTGTGTTTCAGGGACAGACATTCGTTCGTATGAAAGCGCGTCTACTGGCAGAGCAATATCAGCGTCTTGCCCGCATGGTTTTCTATACGATGGCGCGATTCAAGCGGATTCAGGATGTGATGCAGCCGGAACGTGGGAAACGGAAGGCTGCGATTTGGAGTCCGTTGCCGGAAGGCGCGGATGCCGATTTGGAGATGGACGAACTCTCACTGCAAGCGGTTTCTTCCAAGATGATTCAAACGCTCGCATTGAATTTATCAAAGTCTGGAATTTTGCCAGCGAAATTCGTGCTGGAATCGTTGAATATTCCGAACGCCGAACAAATAGCAGAGGAAGGACAGCATCAAATGGAGCTTGCCGCCCTCAGTAAGTTGAAGAAACCTCGATGAGCGAACCGCAGACAAAATGGGTTCCTGTCAGCGAAGTTGCCAAGGAGTATTCAAAGCATCCCAACACGATTAAGCGTTGGGCGGCTGAAGGATTCATCTTACATCTCGGTTTTCGTGTTATGAAAGACCCCAAAGGCCGCTGGCTGCTCTCCCGCACAAACTGAACATTCCGTACATAGCCCCTTGTAAAGCCCCTGCAGGTACGTCCATTCTCGCATCGTGCAGAAGAAATACGAGTTAATTCATCTCAGCGAACATACTCACCCGAGTTATACAACTCCTGTTTATTTGGTGCAATTCGCCGTGGATGGAAAAGTTTCGCCCCCCTTTTGGTCGCTGAAAAAAGATCGAATCGAGATGGGCGAAGATTTGTGGTTTGAGAATTTGAAGCTCGAAGCCGAAGGCGCAATTGCCGAATGCGGCGAATCCAAGGCTTTGACGAATTAGGAGAGTTTATGGCGCGAGGCAAAAAACACGCAACCATGAATACGAAGCAGGCAGGCCGTCATCCGCATCACCGGAAAGCGGCACGCTACTAGTTTCGTAAACCTATATCCAGGGAGACTCCCCGTGAAAGCGGGTGCCCTGGAAAAGAAAGGAAGTCAACCACATGGCGCGACACAAAGTCCGCAAGAGCCGTCGGAAGTAAGTAATTGCGCGGAAGGCACTGTTGGGAGGTGGAGTGCTCGGGAATGGGACTCCACCTTTCTCATGGGAGAGGGCAATGGCAAACGGCAGAGACAACCGAATCGACACCGAACAGATCAACCGGAATATCCGTGTGACTGAAGATTCAAACATGGAAACACCGTTCAACGAAGAGATTATGGCCGGCGATGCCGACTATGGCGAACGGCTGTATGAACAAATGCCGATAGACACGTTGGGACTGATGACCAACGGCAGAGGAAAAAGGAGATAGTTATGGCAAAAGATTCATTCAGCAACTTTGAAACTCCGTATCAGACGCAGCCGCCCAAGGGTTCCGCAGAAGGCCCAATCAATTACGGCGGAGTTGCGGAAATAACCGAAGCGAACGATCCGATGGGTGTTCTTCCGAAAGAAGCGAAGCAGCGGAATATCGGTCCCGCGAGCAAGGACTAATGCTTGGCTACTCCGACCAATCCGTTACAAGGTGGAGGTGCCCCGCCGCAAGGCGCAGGGATGCTTTCCACCATCATGGGAGCATTGTCCAACAGGGCGTCAACGAATCCTGGACAGGATTTCTCTCAACAGTCGGCGGCGCTGCAAGGTGCCGACCCTTCGATGATCTTGCGTCAATTGGAATCCTGCAATCAAATGCTTGGCGTGCTGTTCGTAAAGACGTTTCAAACTCTCCCGAATGTGGCGAATCAGATCAGCGCGACGATGAAAGCATTGAGCAGGGCGATCAAGGAAGCGCAGAGCGCGAGTAATGTAGGAGAAGTGGTAGGGAAGGGCAGTGAGGATGGAAGCCAGCAACCGCCGATCAGTTTCAGCCCTGTAAGTCAGGGTGTAGTGCCCGGTGCCGACCAGGGCGCAACAACTTAAAAGGAGAAAATAGTTTATGAGCGTAGATCAGATTAAAAAGTTTCTCGAACAGGCTACGGAATATCCTGACAATACCCCCATCACTATCGGGGATCAGCAGATTCCACTTGGCTCGCTTCGTCAGTTGAATGCCTCCGAACGGCAAACACTATCAGAACGTCTCAAGGGAGTCGAAGCCAAGGAAACCGAACTCAATACCCGCCAGCAGAACATCGTGGACTTGGCGCAGAAGGCGCAAGCGGCGTATCAGGCCGCAGAAGAAGCCCGCAAGACAGCAACGACTCGCCAGCCTGATCCTAATGCTGACCCGCTTTCAGATCCGTGGTTGGCTCCAGTAAAGACGCAATTGGAATCCCGCGACAAGAAGATTCAGGAACTTGAAACCCTGATAAAGAACCAGCAAACCACTCTCGGGCAAGCTGCCAGCCTGTTTATGAAGCGCGAATGGCAACGGGAATACGATGGCCTGAACTTCGGCAAGCGCGAAAAGAAACCCACACGGGATGAAATTCTGACATACGCCCAACAGAACAAGATTGTGGATTCTGATGGCCTTCCCTCGATCCGTGAAGCATGGAACAAGATGTCGGAAGGCGACCGCCTGGAACAATTGAAACAGGAAGCTTTGGAAAAAGGACGCGAGGAAGGCCGCATGGAAGCAATGGCGGCTCGCGTCACCGCTCCGGGAGTTTCTGGCATGGGCCAATCCATTCAATCGGGACAGCCGCGCAAGATCACTCCCGATACGGATGTGCTTGGAGATTTGTATGGGGATGCAATCAAAGACCCCGAACTTAGGGCAATGATCGAGCAAATGAACATAGCGTAACG